CATCATTACCTGGCTGAAACCAGGAGGTGTTTTCCTTCACCTGAGGGGGGGATTTAGTCGCTCGTGAGGAGGCCGCCCGATGGGCTGCTCAGCCGGATGGAGCCACGGATGGTGACGTTCACGAGGTTGGTGTTGGCGGTGCCTCCGTTCGCGTAGATCGTGTAAGAGAGGCGGGGCCCGTCGATGTAGGTCACTGCGGACTTGATGACGGGGTTGATGCGGGCCAGGTCAGCGGGGACGATGGTGGTGGAGCCCATGGCCACGGGGCCGCCGAGGGTGAGGTATCGGCCACCGTAGTACTCCTGCTCCTTAGTGGTGGCGGGGGTGATGTCGGCTACAGTCCAGACCACGCTCGCTGAGACGGGCTTGGAGAATGCGTTCCAGGTGGGCGCGAACTCCACTTCGGCATGTAGGAGTTGGGCGTGGCGGTAGAGGCTGGTGAGATTCACCAGTCGTCCTGCTGCCGCGAGGGTGTGGCTGACGAAGACGTTCTTTTCGCCCGCGTAGGATCCGACGACCCATTGGAACGGGACGTCGACGTGGACCGGCGCCTGGGTTTCGAGAACGCGAGGAGGAGCAGGAAGAGGAGGCTGGCGATCAATACGGTCGTCGCGATCTGGAGTCGGCCCCACTTTGGTGGCATCAAGTGCCATGGACGTCTGACCGGGAGGGATTGAGATGGCGCCTGATAGGGGGAGGAGAAGCTGGTGGGCTTCAGCGCGAGACATGCAGCCGCCACGGAGGGGGAGGTGGATGCTCGATTGGAACGACTGCAGCAATTCACCCTGTAGCTGGCTGACTTGGGGGTCCTCGGGCATGGAGCGGCCGAGGCGGCCGGAGTGGAGAATCTGCCGGCGGTGATTGACGCTTAGCAAGGCGTAGACAGCGTGGGTAGCCCATTTGATATGCTGGAAGGCCGCTTGGAGGACTGGCTCGGGGACCTCGCCAATCTTGAGGCAGAGCTTGAGTTCGGGCTTGGCGTGGCGGCAAAAGAAGTCGAAGCAGGCGCTCTGAAACTTCACGGCTTCAACGGGGAGAACTGTCCATAGTGCGTCGCCGAGGGAGTGGCCGACAGAGAACTCTGTGAGGTAAGCGACGATCTTGTCGCGGATAGACGCGTCGTCCACGGCGATCATGAGCTTTGCGAAGAGGGCGACTGGGGATCGAACGCAGCCAGCGGGACCGACGTAGTAGCCGCAGAATGTGGCGTAGCGTCCGCGTTCCTTCTTGAACCGAAGGGCGAGGAGCTCGCGCAGAGCTGGCCACTCATCGCGCACCGGGG